AAAGGTACTAGCTCTCTCTTCCTCGGTGCATCGTCCGGTGTCTATGTTGTAATACAATGTACTACAGTGTCCGGTCTCACCGCTGAATCGATTCTTCAGTACTCTTACTTTTGTTTCGTTAGATAGTCTGTCGCTTTGTTGGTTGCGTTCCAGTCCGATGACCATGTCCGATAGCTGTGCGATTGCTTGACTGCCTCTCAGATGGTGTAGACTTACTCGTCCACCCTCTTCATGTCCAGTATCCACACGCTTCAAGTGACTGACCAATACCATACCACACCCTGTCTCCTCAACAAGAGATCGTAGCTTGGTCATTGTATTATCAATCAGTCTTCGTTCATCGTCTCCTTGGATACCACTAACCACAATCGATAGGTGATCTAGGAATATCCATTTACAATCGAATCCTTTAATCAGATACCTAATCTTAGATAACAGATTGTCACTCTCCATACTCCCGAAGTGATCGTAGGTGTAGAACTTACCGTTACCAACAGTCCTATCGAACGCAGGTTTCATCTCCTTCTCATCTAACATATCATCATCTAGATGTAGTGGTTTGTTCATGTGAATCCCAAGGATACCCAGTGCTGTGCGTCGTACCGATTCTTCAAGAGCTATGTATCCAACAGTCTCACCCAACCCTAACAGATGGTGTGCTATCTCACGACAGAACAGACTCTTACCGATACCACTACCAGCAGTAACAGTTACAAGTTCACCCAACCTCATACCGTGAGTGATACTGTTCAGTCCGATAAACGGATACGGTTTGCTTTTGTGTTCCTCCTTATGGCTGATAACATCCCACAACTCCTTACCGTTTACGATACCGTCTGGTCTGTACTCACGAGCGTCGAACAAGCACTGCACTAACTCTTTACTTCTGTTAGCAACAAGCATGTCGTTAGCATCCTTTAGTGGTAGCTCTGCGATGTGTGCTTTGCCAGGTGTTAAGAGTGCTGCACATTCTGCTGCTCCCTTTCGTCCGACATCATCCATATCAAAGCAGAAGACAACTTGTTCATAACGATCTAACCAATCGATGGCTTGTGCTATAAACTTCTTAGCTGCCCCTGCTCCGTTAGGTACACTGACGACAGGCCACTTGTTATCGAAAGCTTGACTGATACTCAGAGCATCTACCTCTCCCTCACACACAACCACTCGTCTGCCTCCGTCTCGCCAAAGGTGCTGACCGTACAATCCGATCAACTCTCCTCGTACAGCGAATGACTTGTCAGCAAACCTGAGCTTCTGTCCACATGTCTTACCGTCTCTTGTTTTATAGTTAGCTATTTGTACAGGCTGTCCGTTAGCAGTCCCCATCCAATATCCCCACTTACGGCAGGTATCTTCAGTTAGGTTTCTTCGGGCGATTGCTTGAGGTGATCCGTTGACAAACTCTCTCGGTGTTGGTTCGCTCACTCGTTCTCCTCCTCCAGCGTGACTGTTACAGCTGAAACAATGCCAGCTTCCGTCGTCGTTAGTGGCTCTTGCATCACTTGATCCGCACTTTGGACAGGGTTGGTGTGTGTTGGTGAAAGCCATGATTTTGGTATAGTTTTATTTGCATATAGTATATTTTTCTTTTCGCACCAACGAGCGTAGGTAGTGTTGCTTCCTTTCCGAATCTTATTAAAAGCATTCATAAATACTAGTCGGATGTCTAAGTGTGGATGTTGTTCCCGTACTAGTAAATGCTTCGTTCGGTCCTCCACTGTCCATAAACCCTTGGCTTCAATGATGATGCCGTTGGGTAGTATGAAGTCGGGAGTGTAAGTTGCTACCTTTTTGTACTCTAACTTTACTGTTTCGTACTCAAAAGCAACACCACTACGCTTCAGCTGGTTAGCTAAGGTTTGTTCGAATCCGCTACGGTATCTAGAAGTTGGCGATGACCTCTTCTTCCGTCTCTTCCGCATCGAATCCACCCTCTAAGTTCTCACCACCGTTAACAAATCCACTCTCTTCTTCAGTGAATCCAAACGCACTAGCAGCAACAGAGGACATACCACCTCCTGCAACTTCCAGTACCTGTACAGCTTGCAAGTCAAAGCCGACTCCAAACCCTACCATCGAGGTGTAGTAAAAACGAGGACGGAAAGCTACTACTACTTTACTACCTCCCCATACTTTAACATCTGGATCAAGCGGTTTAGCTACTGAATCATACAGCGGTACACTCAAGTGATACTCACTACCATCCTTACGACGACCTCCAGCTTTCAGCTTTGCTTTCAACACAAACCCACCGTCCACTTCATCAATCGGAAACTCACGCTGTTGAATCTTCTTACCTGCGTTAGCTTCTTGTACTTCTCTTAGCTCTTCCTCGTACAACGGACGAAGCTGTGCTTTGATTGCGTCTGCTTGTTCTTTGTCTATTACGACATCACAACTCCAAGCTCCGTACTCAGCTTCAAACTTCTTGTTCGGTTCATTGAGGTGACAGTACTTAGCTGTACCCTTTGCTTTAATTATATCGTGTTTTCTTCTAGCTTTTATACTCATTATTTTTATTTATCAGTGTTAAGAAAGTAGATACTTACTCCGTAATACTGCAGAAACATCTAAGTCTCCAAGTTCCGGCACGGGTGGTAGTTCTACTTTCGGGTTCATGTTGATTTGCTCCATTCGGAACTCAGTCAGGAGATCAACATTAAATGTTCTTGTGTATGTACGACGGACAATACTGTGGATTTTTCTAGCGTTGCAAGCGTGTGTCACGAAACAGTCATGAATGGTAGCTAGATCAAAGTCAACTATGTTTGCTACTTGATGAACAATACAAGCGTCAAGACTGTGGATAAAGTTAGCAGTCACTGCGTTGCCTTGTCCCTTCGGATCGATCTTGTTATCTAGTTCATCTGCTGAAATAGTAACACTCAAGTTTTGAAAGACACTCTCTACATTTATCTTCTTATATTTACGGTAGCTCTGTACTACTTTAAATCCTGTTGGTGTTGTCCAAGTAATAGCTGAGTCGTAACCTAAAGCTCGTACACTCTCTCGCAAAAAGTTCATCACTTTATTAACAGGACGACACACTTGGTTAGCTAATCGGTTGACGATCCGACTGATCCATATAACAGACGCAAGCATCTCTCCTGTACTGGTCCACGGATGATTAACTCCTATACTTTTAAATAAATCCTGCACCAAGTTGTAGTGGGTAGCACCGTAAGGTCTGTTCATCACTGCTAACTTAGCGTGCTTCCTTGTGAACCCGTACCTCATCCAGCTTTGTGCCAGTGTACCACCGTCCTTCTTCATCTCATCGTACACCATATCTGCAAACTCAGTGTACATATCATTCGCTTTGTCCTCTTCTACCAGGTTGCACATGCGTCCGGTATTCTTATCTCGTAATAACAAACTCAGTATCTGCATACCGTTATTGGAACAGTCCTGACGCACAGGTAAGTAAGACACATATCCGTAGCCCTCTTCCGTAAACTTCTTGTACTCTAAACAGAACCGCAGGAAACAGAACGGATCGGATGCTTCAGTCCACCAGTCAGTTCCGTGCGGATCATTCGCTGCTTCAAGTATAAACTCCTTGCGTTTCTCTACCCACTCTAACCGCTCATCAATTGTACCCTTCACTCCCCACATGTTCGCACCGTGTACAAGCACAGCTTCTAAGTCCTGCTCATCCACCACCTGCTGACCGTTCTTGAAGTCTAACAAACTCTTAGCTAAATCAGTGCCTTGCGGGTGCAAATAGTACGGTAAAGCATATACTCTGCCTCTGTAATCACAACGATACGGAAAGTATATCTTATCCCAGCTCTTATATATCTTAGCTAAGTGTAGAATCCTACAAGTTTGATATCTCTTGCTGTTGTTAGCGTCGTTCGCTTGTTTAATATCTTTCTGTTTTAACTTCCAAGCTCGTAACTCATGCGGACAATCACCTGTGTATCTCGGTTGTTCAGGTATCGTACCAAAGTTAGGTATATTACCAACAACTCGCTCGTTCTCCCAACACTTCAAGACGATGTCTAACATATCAGCATTGATCTGCCACTCTACCTGTTGCAACTTATTCACAGCAGAAAAAGCGTGGTCGTAACTCTTCTCGTAATCTTGAAACCACTGAACGGGCTTACCTGTTATGAACTTTTGTGGAGGCATGTGTTTGACGCTGTACCCGCCACCTACTAATCCGTACCAATCAACAGGACGGTCAGGTAAAGCCATCTTAAAGACACGAGTAGTCTCCTTCCACGCATCAAACCGTTGTACCCAATCCTTAAACTGCTCGGTTGGTACGACTATGCGTTCCGGTTTGTGTCCCTTCTGTCCACCCGTATTGAATCCGATCTCAAACAGTCCAGTCTCGATCCGTATCTCCTCCAATAACCAAGCACCAAGAGCTGTCTTACACTTACTGTCCCACAGCGTGAACCGTTCCTCCTCATAGTCGTAGAACTGCTTCAGCTTCATTGCTTTTGAACGGTCATCCAGTGCTAACAGGTCAAGCTTGTTCGGATGCAGAGTCTCTAACGCTTTGTTCCACCTCGCTTGGTTCTCAAATGCTTTGCCTATCCTGTACGCCATTCTACCAACAGGTAAGTTAAACTGGAGGTTATCAAGGAATGTTTGTATGGCTGTTGCACTTACCTGATACGGACACATATCTAAGATGAAGGTAAGGAACAACGGTGTAGTGTGTTCAGTGTTCCCTCCAAATGTGTACATGAAATCCTCTACCCGCTTACCTAATCTAGGTGACATTATTCTAAGCATTCTTTTTGCAGATTCAGTCTTACTACACTCTCCTTCTGCTCTCAGTTTGGCTTGTCGGTTACGATATTGTGTTCGCCCCCACTCCCTCATCCTCCACACATGACCCCTTGTATCACTCATAATCGTTCTCGTTCTTAAAGTTAAACCAACCAGTGTGCATCACTCTCGGTTTAGATGTGCGATAAGCTATTAAGTTCCCGTCCTCGTCACGGACATAGTTACCGTTCTTATCACGCTTGAATCCGGTTATCTGATTGTTACTCCAAAAGTACCGAAAGCCCTCATGTAAAGCTTGGTGGTCAATCGGTACAACAGGTACATCACTCCACTCGGTTTCTAAGTATTCTTCGCTCATCTTCTCTCAGTATGTCAGCTTCAGCCTCCCAAAATAAGTCAGCCCTTTCTCGGATCGTCGTATCCTTCTCTGGAAAGCCACTCTTCAATAGCTTCTTCATCACCTTCAAATTCTTCAAGCTCTTTAAGAAGCCACTCTCTTTCTCTTTCTTCATAGTCTTGTTCATCGTATGGATTTCCTCGGTTAATATAACTGTCGTAGTTTACTCCGTTCATAAGGTTATGGTTTTGTAGTTGTTCATTAAGATTGTCAACAAAACATACCACGGAATCTTATCTGATTTACTTCGGTTCTCTTCAGCCCATAGTGGTTGTAAGTTCTGCCAGTTAAAACATACCTGTTGATGACTCGGTTTGGTCAGGTCAAAGAATGCACACGGAATGATGTGATCGATATGCCACTCTCCGTAGTTATCCCAAGACATTCCTTCAGTAAATTGTGACTCAAGATGTGCTTTTATTTTTAACGGACTAGCATCAAACAACTCAATACTTTTAGCGGACTTGTTACCAGATTTAATAGCGTTGTTAAGACGACTCCGTAAAGCTCGGTCAATTCTAATGTGGTCTTGTTGGCTGTAAGCTTGTGTCTTTCCGTTCTGTTTACGCTTAACCCTTTGCTTCCTGTTGATCTCAGCAATAACACCAGGGTTAGCCTTGTTGTACAACTTCTTGTACGCTTGCTCTTTACCTTCAGCTCGTCTCTTAGCCTTGGACTTTCGGTTAGTCTCTTTGATTCTGCTTGGATGTTGTGCGATGTACTCCCTTCTTTTGTCTCGGTAGTACTCACGGTTTAAAAGCTTATGCTTACGATTCTTTTCTATTAGTTTCTGTAAGCTTGCATAACTACCCCACTGCTCTGGATTCTTGCGTCCGTGGCGGTAAGTTATAAAGAACAATCCGGTTATGTGTGGATGCTTGTCGCCTCGTCTGTGGTCAGGTAATCCTGTTTGAACCAACGCTAAGTTTATCTTTCCTTTGTTAGCACCACTTTGATAGATGTATTTCTCAGGAATCCTCATCTCTCTCAATCTTCTCCAAGTGTTCTTTGTATAGTTGCAAGGACAGGTAAAGGTCAAGGAATCGTCCGTCAAGCTCTCGGTTCATATCGTTATTAAAAATGTGGAACATTAGTTCCTCGGTCATGTCAATAGGGTCTAGTAATAT